AACTGGGAATGAACCCCGGAGCCGAACAACAAGCTCTGGACTTTGCCGCAAGGGCCACATACCTAGGTGCTCTTGCTCCTCTCGTGGGCGCTTTGCGTCCCAAGCGACCGTACATCGAGACAGCTCTCGAAGTCGGTAAAGTCATCCATGACGGGGTGGTATCCACTGCAAATCGGGCAACCGAGAAATTAGCCAGTGTGTACACCGCCATCAAACGACTGATTTGGAGATTCCTTGACTTCCTTAAGTCAATCTTCAAACGCTCGGACGTCGAAGAACCCGCGGAGGAAATTGCTGAGGAGATTGAAGAAATGGAATTTGATCTCAGCAACATGACGCCAAACCATGTATTCTATTCGCTCGCCCAGGGCGTAGGAAACTTGGCCAAACTCTGTGCCCGTCAATCTGGCGGCACACCAATTAGGAGGTTCCTACTCCAAGCTTCGGGCGTGCTCCGAAGAGTCAACAAGGTTTTGACCAAACCGTTTGAATCCGAGTCTGTACTAGGACTGATCGGAGAACTCTTGTTGACGATTGGTGTTGTGGCACTCGAGAGATACTTTGCAAATCTCTCTGGTTTCGCGACAGAGATTGTTGTCATGGCTGTTGAGTTGATGAACATTTTGACCACAGAAGACTCGGGGTCTAAAAGCAAACTGTTTTACAGTGTCTTTAAGATCCTTACCCACGTTGTCTTCTTCTTTCTCCCTTGGTGGGCGTCCCTGCCACTCCATCTTTTGTTGGATTTCTTTGCAACAGGTTGGGTCATGAGAAGTGTAAGAACTCTCATTGACTACACCTCCGGAGATCTGACGCGTGAATTGAGAGAGATGTGGACCAAGATTGACCGAAAAGTTTCGAGGGCTTACGCCCGAGGAAAAGAGGCAATCTTTGTGTCATCCCATACATCTGTCGCAAACGGAAACGTGATCGTCAACGACGCGGATTCGTGGCCGATTCAATCACCGCCCTCGAGCGACACTTCGATCCCTAGTAGTTATATCGAAGAGTTCAAAGCGAACAGGGCTGTTGACATCAAAATTTACGTGGACGGAGAGGCAGTGCCGAACAACAAAGTCAGCATTGACAAAGCCCTTGCGCGTTTTCGACCCTCCACCAAGGTGGCGATCCCCCTAATCGATCTACCTTGCACCAAACAAATGGGATTGACAACATCCCACCCCGTCACCTTCCTGGGTGCCGTTTTCACTCGCTACGCGAATGCACCGGAATACAAAGGCCCAAATTCGGACATACTGATGTACTTGATAAATTTGTTGCCCGGCGTAGAGCTTCGCCCCTGGACGCGAGAAAGGTTATTCTTTGAGAAAGCCGGAAAATGGTCTGGAAGCAAAATCCAGTCCTATCGACAAGCTTTCAGAGACAGAGACCTTTACAATGAGCCCCCTGAAAAAGAGCTCATTGGTAAAAGTCAGGAGTTACTCCGTTGGAGGGCATTGCCCAACAAAGATGGGGAAGATTCCGAGGAAGAGGAATTCATAAAAACAAGGGTTGTGTTTGCATATCCTCCAAGAATGCATGTAGAACACGACACTATTTTATGGGCACAACAGGCAAAAGAGGTGGTTTTCGACGTGATTAACTCGAGAACCATCACTCGACCCGACCTTCCTCCACTGTTCATCAGGATCCCCAAGACAGGAACAAACAGCGAGATTGCTGAACTCATTTCCGAAACACCAAAAGGAATGCTTTCGTTGGTTGCTGGGGACGACTCTTACGACCGTCTCCGAACCTCGAAAAACCGGTTCAGGACCACAGCCGCTGATTTGGAATCATGTGACACCACTCTGGGAGGGCTAGTGGCCCCAGTGCTCGAAGCGCTCCATCGACACGGATTACCTGATGCCGTTGTCAACCACGTTATGGAGACGTGCACTGGCCCCTTCACATTCAAATCTTTTGCGAAGGATGAACATGGCGAAACCATCGTCATTGTTGCCATGTTGTCAATTTCCCGTGTAAACGGGAGTGGTCATGCCTTGACCACATTAGTCACTGTTTTGGTGAACAGTGCATTGAAGATGCGAGCCTATGAATTCTGGAATGGAGAGGCAACCGCTTGGCGAGCCGCCCTGTACCGGGCCGCGGAATCGTTGGGAGTTCGTATCAAAATTGAGGATCATGGAACCCAAGACATGAACCGAATAGGGAAAGACACATTTCTTTCGTGTGTCCCTTTGAAAACGGCAAATGGTATTGTTGTCATTCCCAAAGGTCATCTCAAGAGCCTCATCCTAAAAGGTGAGAAGCAGAGAGAGAAAGGCCGGTCGATCTTGGCCGGTGTCGCCACCCGGGCTCAAGACCCAAAGCTTACCCACACACACATGGGAAGAGCCATCAAAGATTGCTTGCAACGGTTTTTGATAGGCAAACCCGTGCCCGACGACCTCGGAGAACCTGTAAACCCATACAAGGTTTCGTTCGAGGCACTCCCCGAACCGCTCCTCTCATTGAGCGAAGAGTTGGAATATTACCAGCAGTTCGGTGATTTCACGATCAAGGATTTGATCCTGGAACTTAGGAGGTGGGAAGTTCTTGAGCTGCCAATTCTCGGAGAGAGATTTCCGATATTTGAAGCGGTGGCAAAGGCGCACTATGGCGTAGGATAGTCAAGTGTGTAACGCGTTAGAGCGGGATTAATCACCCGAAAGGTAGATAGGCCTACCCACGACACTCAGGTTAGGGACTCGTGCCAGAGTCCCGGAGGCAAA